GCCGCCAGGGGAAACACCGTCACCATCCGCACGGCCGCCGGGGAAGGCCAGCCGATCCCCGAAGGGGACTGGAAGCGCGGTCTCGAAACGATCAAAAAATCGGCGCGCGCTCAGAATAGCGCGCTCGCCAAGTAACCACCAAACCAAAACAAGATCCGAGAAACTGATAAACCATGAATCCACAAAATCAAACCACCACGCTCCAACGAATCGACCCGGAGAAATCCGTTGAATTCGTCCCGTTCGGAGCACCCGACAAAATCCGACTGAACATCCGCATTGTTCAGACCATGATCGCCACGCCGACGAAATCAGGCAAAACCTGCTCAGAGCGTGACGCAATGCGCTTCCTGATGCTCTGCCAGGCCCAACGCCTTAACCCATTCGCCGGCGACGCCTACCTGGTGGGCTACGATGCCGCGGACGGTCCCAGCTACAGCCTGATCGCATCTCACCAGTCGCTCTTGAAGCGCGCAGAGACGTGCCCAGACTTCGAAGGGATGGAGTCCGGAGTAATTCTGATGGACGGTGAAAACGACGTGAAAGAGCGGGAGGGGGACTTCTTCATCCCCGACGTTGAAACGGTGGTTGGGGGATGGGCTCGCGTCCATCGATCGGGCCGAAAGCCGATGTATCGGCGGCTGTCCATCGCACAACGGAAGCCGCGCTACCCTACGCCGTTTTGGGAGGGCGCCAAGGCCGCAGAGCAGATCGTCAAATGCGCGGAAGCCGACGCCTTGAGAAGCACGTTCCCGACGCTGCTCGGTGGGCTTTACATTCAGGGAGAGGATAATCCCGCCGCCGCGAAGGTGGTTTCCGAAATCGTGCGGCCGATATTCCCGACGCGGGAGCAGCCGCCGGCCATGCTCGGACCAATCGAGCCGGGACCGAGCAGCCAACCCGCGCCGACTGCTCCGGCTCAGGAAGCCATCGCTGCCGGCGTCCCAACTCCAGCCGGCCAGCAGGAACCGCCCCGCCGCCGCGGCCGGCCGCCGGGATCGGTGAACAGGCCAAAGGAAACCGCACCAGCCCCGGAACAGCAATCCCCGCCAGCCGAACCTGCCCGCGTTCAATCGTGGTCCGACGAGGTTGTCGCACAATGCCAGGAGGCCGGTGTCTCGTTTGATGATTTCCGCACCGCCATCAAGAACGATTTGGGCGTGGATATTTCGGAGTGCTGCGAGTGGAGCGAAGTCCCCGCTGATCTGTTCGCGAACATCAAAGCCGCAACGCTCGCCAAAATCGTGAGTTTCTATGGAAACAAAAACAGCTAAACCGAATGGCGGGCCAGCGTTTCCGGTCGTTGAATCAATCCGCGCTCGTACGATCATTGCGGACGGATTTGAACTGCACGGAGTCAACTCTACTGCGGGAATGTCTCTCCGCGATTGGTTTGCGGGGATGGCGTTGCAGGGAATGAGTTTCGGATTAGATGGGCAGGGTTATCCTAAACTCGGGACAATCGAGGGATGGCCGGAATCCGAACTGATGGCAACGACCGCATACGCATTGGCCGACGCGATGCTGAAAGCGAGGGAATCGTGAACACCCCTGACCCCCGCGCCGGAAAACCCAGCGCCTCCGGCTTTTACGCAATGAGCCTGTGCCCCGCCAAATTCCGCGCGGAGCAGGACTGCGGGCTGCCGGAAAAACCCCGCGAGTGGACCGAGGATGGGAACAAAATTCACGAATGGCTCAAGCTCAGAGCCGAACACGAAATCGGGATTTACCGGGGCGTTCTTCCGGTTTTGAGTCCCGCGAATCTGGACGTTGCGGAGGCCATTTGGGCTACCGCAGAAGAGACGGTTACCAAGCGGCTCGAATGTCTGCTGAAAGACGCCGAAATCGTTTCCATCGAAGAGCGGCTGTGGGACCACGAAAGCCGATTTTCCGGCGTTCCTGATTTGCTGGCCGTCGAAGGGACTTTCGGCGTCATCCTGGATTTCAAGAGCGGCTGGCTGGACGTGCCGAGTCCCGAAGTGAATCTCCAGTTGCGGGCTCTCGCGGTCCTGGCCGATCAAAAATGGCCGGGGCGCTCGTGGGCGTGCACCACGATCTCCCGCTACGGGGTCGCAAAGCCGCCAGTCGTTTACGAAGGCGAAGACCTGAAGGCCTCGGAGTTTGATTTGGGGCTGATCATGCAACACGCATTGCAGCCGAACGCGGTTTTCCGGCCGAGCCTGGAGGCGTGCCGGTATTGCAGAGCCCGGCCGACGTGCAAGGCGGCGCTGGCCACGCTGGACAAAACGAACGGTGTCCAGTCCCAGCACATGACCCCAGAGGAACTATCCTATTATCTCGGTGTCGCGCAAGTTGCGGAGCGCGTCATTGCCGACATTCGGGAGCAGGCGAAATCATTCATGGGGGCCGGAGGAAAAATTCCCGGCTGGACTCTGAAGCCCGGCACGTTCCGCGAGACGATCACCGACTTGCTCACGGTCCACGACCGCTTGGTAAAGCTCGGCGTCACGGAGCAGGACTTTGTTTCAGCCGTCTCGCTCACGAAAAAGAACACGGAGGCCGCCATCAGGAGTGCAACCGGGCTGAAAGGAAAAGCGCTCGCGTCAACCATTGAAAACACCCTGCAAGGCTGCACGGAGAGCAAACAGAGCGCGCCGAGCATCGTGAAGGAGGGCGAATGATCACGAAAGAAAATGCGCCCCATTTTGCCAACCTGCTCGAACGATGGGCAGAGGGCGAGACGGTTCAAGTGCAATCCATTGAAGGTAAATGGTATGACCAAACCGACATTGTGATAGAAAAGCTGGAGTCCTACCGCATCAAGCCAACCACAAAACGCGTCCCGCTGACGCGCGAAGATTTCGCTGCTGCGCGGTGGTTTCGGTGGATTGCTACTGAGGAATGGAGCGTTATCATGCGATTAAGCAGCCGTTCCATGTGGCTTGAAAACGACATATTTCACACGTTTGAATATCTGGCTGACACTTGTGGTGAAATCTCCGCCGACGGCAAGGTGTGGACTCCGTGTTGGAAGGAGGTCAAATGATTACCAACCTGCCAGAATTAAAAGGCCGCCGCGGGATCGGGACCGTGGTGGCGATGGGAGATGACGGCCAGAAACAAGTCGCCATTATTGCCGAGAACGAGGCTGTTCTGGCCGAAGCCTTTGACCGCCTCGTGAATTCCGAAAGCTGCAAGATGGACCCGCTCCGGTGTCAGAAGGTCATCCTTGTTTCCGTGGGGGCGTTATTATGACCGAATGCACTGAACTCACCGCGATGCTGCACCGCGCGGAGGCACATGAGGAGGAAGCCGCTCGGCTAAAGAGCCTGTTGAAAACTGAGCAGGACAAACGCGCTAACGCTGAAGCCATGCTGGAGTCGTTGCGCACCGACCCGGCGTGCGTCTGGACCAACATGCTGCGCGGCCAGATCGCGCGGCCGGCTGCGCTGGACCATTACGAAGAGTGCAAAGGGAAATTGGAGCAAGCCGAGGCCGCGTGCGCGGAGATGCGACACATCCTGAGTTGTGATTCGATTGACTGTGTAGAGTCTCACGACGTTGACCACGCCCTCTCCTCCGACTGCGGCAAGGGCTGGCTGAGCCGGGAAGAGGCAACCAGGCTCATGTCGGAGCGTGACCGCGACCGAAAGCTGCGCGAAGATGCAATCACGGCTTACGGCAAACTGCTTTCCAGCTTTGAGCAGCAGAAAGCAAAGATCAAGTTGCTGACGGAGGCGCTGGAGGAAATCACTAACGATATGGTCCCTTTGCGCCAGCAAAACGCCTGCGGAGTCGTTCCGAGCCAAGTAGCTAAGATTGCCCGTCAAGCCCTCACCGCCGTGAAGGAGGCCCAATGAGCGAAGAATTCATCAAGGAAGTGCTGTCGGATTCAAACGCAGCGTGGAAAGACCGCGCGGAGAAGGCCGAGGCTGCGTGTGCGGAGATGAGGGCGTGGATAGAGTCCACGCCGGGGAGCGTCTGTAAATGCGATGAGTGCGCCCAGCATCGGGATCGGAGAAGCAAGGCCCTCTCCCCAGATTGCGGCAAGGGCTGGCTATCGCCCGATAAGGCGAAATTGCTGGCGGAGGCGCTGGAAGACGCCCGAAACCATATCGCAAAGCGGTTTCAGATGAAGATTGATGAGGCCCTCGCCGCCGTGAAGGAGGTCCATGGGCTATAACCTATCAGACCTCCCTGACAGCGTGAAATCCAAGATCGCGCCCGAAATCCGAACCGAGCTTGGTTTTCACGCTCAGACCACCGCAGAAGCCCGGGACAAATATGAGCGCGGGCTTGAAAAAGAAATGCATGAGCGGTTTATTCAGTGGCTTAACTACAGTGGAATTTCCTTCGTCCATTCCCGGATGGACAAGCCTGCGAGCATTCAAAAAGGCTGGCCGGATTTCACGCTCTTGCGGGATGGAAAAGCCGTGCTCGTTGAATTCAAGACGCCCGAAAACGATCTAACTGCGGATCAAGCGGACGTTTGCAACGGACTGCGCGGCAACGGGATGACCGTCTTTGTCGCGCGTGATTTGGGAATGGCTATAAAAGAAGTGAGTAGGTTTTTTGGGGTATGAAAACTCACCGGACATTCGAACTCGCAGGACATCGTATTTTTTACGAGCATGGTGCTGGTAATTCTCTCCGTAATTTTGCTCCACACATGGCTGATTATGGCCGGTTTTTCACTCGGCTGGTTCACCCGAAGACTGATTGAGGAATTGAAATGAAACAAAAGCCAAAATGCCCACACCGCGAGCCGGACAGAACAAGTTGCGGCTGTGTGCGGAATATGGGGCGGAATCCTGTGACGGAACCGGGTGGTTTCGTGAAGGACAAACCGGCGCGCCAGTGCGGTTCCTGGAAGGCTTCTTAGCGGACTCGCGACCTTACCCGAGCTTCTCATTCTACCTATGAAACTCCTGCCTCTGCTCCTGTTTCTCACCCTTTGCTCCTGCTCGAGCCGAGATATGTTTGGACTCTCGCCGATGGAGCTTGGAATGAGGAGATGTTTGGAGGGATTTAGGTGAATCTGTTCCAGCAGAGCGAGATGCTCCCGCAGGTGAGCGCGCATTGGTTTAGGACGCGCGATGGGGATGAACTGGGATATGAGATCGCGCAGAGGCACTACTCCGCACGGCACTACCGCGAGCAACGACAGCGACTCTTTGTCGGCCCTGGGCACAAACTCGTTTTGCTGACGGGTGACGGGACGGCCCTGTTTTGCTGGAGGCAGTTTATCGACGACATACAACCCCCTCAGGAGGGTTTCAACTGCGCGATATTCAGGAACGAAGGCCCGGTCCTTAGCAGTCTGCTGATCCGAGAGGCTGTCTCTGTGGTATGGGCTGCATGGGGCCGCCGCCGGTGCTACACGCTGGTTGATCCGTCTCGGGTCCGATCTACTAATCCGGGATGCTGTTTCAAAAAGGCTGGTTGGAGTCTAACTGGGAAGTGCCGGACTGGGAAACTGATTTTTGAGTTACAATGATCGCCAAAGAAAAAGCCGCCTTTGAAAAACTGCGGGAATATGCGCTCGCCGACGCGCTCTGCCCCTGCTGCGATCAGACCGAAACGTGCCTGGACGGATGCACGTTTGCAGAGGATTGCCCAACGGAGGCGGAAAGAATGGTTCGAGCGAGGGAGGCGTTGAAAGTGTGACTGCTGCCCGCAAGGAACCCTGGCACGTCCGCCGCGCCCGGCTGGCCCGCGAGGGAAAGCTCACCTGCGATTGTGGGCGACCCAGCGTCGAATGGCGGCACGCGCCCGTTTGCCGGCGCTGCCTCGATTTTGAGACGCGGTATTACGACCCAAACCACCAAGGAAAACACGCCCATGCGATGCACTGTGAAAAGTCTTGACCCAGCCGGGCCGTTGTGCCAGGGGGTGGGTGGTGAAAGGAAAGGCAGAAAGCAAAAGGCAGAATGATAAAATGAAAGCAATCTCACTCTGGCAACCATGGGCCAGTCTCGTCTCGGTTGGAGCCAAAACGTATGAAACGCGTCACTGGACCACGAACCACCGAGGGCCGCTGGCGATTCACGCCGCAAAGTTTCGAATACCTGACCTGGCGCGGTTGCTTTGGCAGGACGAATTCGCCGCAGCACTAAAATGCCTGGCTCCAAACTGCGCGATAGTCACCCCACGGTTTCTGCCCTTCGGCGCCATCGTGGCGACGTGCGAGCTGGTGGACTGTGCCAGGGTGGAAAATGTCTTCCCCGGGGCCGAGACGATTTTCGGGGACTACACCCCCGGCCGCTTTGCCTGGCAGCTCGCCAGAGTCAAAAGGTTGCCAACCCCAATCCCTTGGAAGGGACGGCAGGGCTTCTTCGAGGTGGCTGTGTGAAAACCGAATATGATACTGGTGGGCACGCACGCCGCGCTGCGCCGAACTGGAGAAAACACGCCCATGCGATGCACTGTGAAAAGTCTTGACCCAGCCGGGCCGTTGTGCCAGGACGGGGGCGGAAATTATGAGCACGGTATCGACATTGAAGTTGAAAAGCCCGACCGTTTTAGGCCGCCCCTCGCGCATTCCAATGCGCAAGTGCTCAGGCATCCAACCTGATCCGGCCGGGCTTTTCAGTTTCAAAGGCGATCCGTGAATGAGGGATTTGTGAAAATGATGCGCTCACCGGAATGTCAGGAATTGCTCCTGGATGGCCCGGCATTTATTTTGCTGACCTGCATTGCGCTTCGGGCAAAGCGTAGAATCGGCTACAACAAGTTGGGTTTGGAACTCGGGGAAGCGATGATTGGGGATTACGAAAATATCGGGCTTTCTAGGCAGAATTACCGCACTGCGAAGCAACATTTGGAAGATGGCCATTTTGCAACCTTCAAACCAACCACCAAAGGAACAATAGCAAAGCTGTGCGATTCAAGGGTTTTCGATATAAATACTGACTGCTGCCAACCAACAAGCCAACCAACAGCCAACCAACAAGATGGCCATTTTGCAACCAACAAGCCAACCACCAAAGGAACAATAGCAAAGCTGTGCGATTCAAGGGTTTGCGATATAAATACTGACTGCTGCCAACCAACAAGCCAACCAACAGCCAACCAACAGCCAACCACTAACGAAGAAGATAAGAATGCAGGAGAGAGTACGCGCGCGCGCGAGCTTCCGGAATATCCCGACATCGGTCAGGTTCAAGCTCACGCCGCCATTATCGGGCTTGCCCCATGGAAAGCCGAAGACTGGTTTAATGAAATGGAAGCCTGCGGCTGGTTGGACCACCTTAAACGCCCAGTGCATTCCTGGCAAGCAATGCTGGCCCGAATTAAAACGAGGTGGGAGGCCGACGGGCGACCATCCGGGCCACCGACAAAAACAGGGCCGAATGGCCACCTTGTTGCCCATCGAATTCATCTCGAAAAATGCATCGAAATCAAAGAGCAGGAACTTGAAAAGCTCAAAGGCACTACGAGCGAATCCTGGCAGCGTGATCGCTGGCCGGATGATTGGAAGCGCCGGCCAATTCTGGAGGCCGAAATAAAGGCCCTTAAAGCTCAATACCTCCAGTCATGAACAGCGACCGATTACCCCCGCACTCCCCCGCCTCTGAGCGCAGCGCCCTGGCCATTTGCTGTGATGAGGCCCGATTCATTTCTCAGCTTGAGCCCGATTGGTTTTATGAAACCCAGCACCGTCTCGTGGTGGACAAGCTCAAGGCCGCCGAAAGCCTGCTGCCCGGCTGCAAGTGCGTGGACATCGGATTCCTCGACGGGGAATTGACCGCGGCCGGTGTGGAAAAGACCCTCCTGCCGACGATCATGGCTGATTGGAGCAGCCCGGAGAATTGGCCGGTTGTCACGGCGACCCTCCGGGATCTGGCCGTCCGCCGGAAGCTGATCCGCGCGGCGAGCGAACAGGTGCAAGCCGCTTTCGAGGTTTCCTCCGGCCCGTGGTCTCCTCCATTCGACATCGCTGGCGCCGTAGGCTCAATCCAGCGCGCGCAAGCGGAGGCCACCGAGGATCGGGACATGAACAAAGCCTGTCAGGATTTTACGACCGAACTGGAGGCCGCTTGGAATGGTCAGAAAGTGCCGGGAATAATGACCGGATACCCGGACATGGATTTCATCATCGGCGGCCTTTTCCCCGGGCAACTCATGATTTTAGCCGCGCGCCCGGCGGTGGGGAAAAGCAGCCTTGCCGTGAACATCGCCGAACACATCTCGATTGACCACAAGCGGCCGGTGGGGCTGTTCACGCTGGAAATGTCCGAGCAGGAAATCGTCAAGCGGATTATCCACGGCCGGGCGCGGGTGGAACGCCGGGCGTGTGAGGCACATGCGGGCTCTCCCGAGCGCGCCACGGAGCGGCAGCTTTCCAAGGTTGCGTTAACGACGCTTGCCGTCCAAAATGCACCGCTCAGGATCAACGACAAAAGCGGGATTTCGATTTCCGAGCTTTTCACCGCAGCGCGCCTGATGAGAGAAAAGCAGCGGATCGAGCTTTTGATTCTCGATTATCTCGGGCTTGTGCGGTGCGGGGACAATCGAAAAACCCGATACGAGGAAACGACGCTGGTGAGCAATGCGCTTAAAGGGCTTGCCAAGGAACTCGGAATTCCTGTGCTGGCTCTGGCCCAACTCAATCGGAGCAGCGAAAAAGAGGGGCGCGCGCCGATGCTCTCCGACCTGCGGGACTCCGGGGCCATCGAGCAGGATGCGGACGTGGTGGCCCTGCTCTACCGGAAGGAAACCGCCGACACCGCCGCCGATGAAGTTGAGATGTTTATCGCCAAAAACCGGAACGGCCGAACAGGCCACGTCAAATTCACGTTCCTGAAGAATTTTACCCGCTTCGAATCCGCCGCCAAAATCGACCGCAACGACAACCCCAGCCCCCGTTATGCCGACTAAATGCGAAATTCTCAGCACGAAAGCCCGGCGGGATTGCGCGATTATTTGTCGTTGGCTCGAAATCATGCCCGAATGGCCAAACGAAAACCCCGTCTTTGACCTTTTCCGCGAACGCCTGCTGGCCGGTGAGCTTGTCGAAATTCGCACCGGCCACTCCCCGAAATTCACCGCACACCCCGTCAAGCCATGAAAACCAAGACCGTCAAACGCTTCTACTGCGAACATTGCGGCAAAGGTGGCCAGTCCGCCCGCTGGATTCTCTGGCACGAAGCGGCCTGCACCAAAAACCCGAATCGCGTCTGCCGATATTGCGGAGAGCGCGGAATTCCTTTCGTTGGAATCGAGCGACCTACGGAGCAATCGCTCGCCGAGGTAAACGAACTCGGGCCCAACTCCCGCGAATTCAAAGCCGACGTGGAAAAAGCCCTCAAGGCAACCGACGAATGTCCCGCTTGCACGCTCGCCGCCCTCCGCGATTCCGGCTGGCCGATGTGGGTTTTCCCGTTCGAGTTCAAGGAGGTCAAGGCGGCATGGTGGGAAGAACGAAACGGCGACGCGCGTGATCCGAGCCACGGCGTTTCCTGTTATCCGCCAATTGACGAGTCCGGGCCGATGCCGATGGTTGCGCGAGTCGATGGAACAATCTGCGAATTCTGACCCATGACCTTCTCCCCCGGCCAACTCGCAATCGCCCGCATCTCCTCCGGGGAGTCCGAGCACGAACTGCGCATCAAAATCTTGCTGGAATCGGTCGCCATGCGCCGCTTTTTCTGCGTCCAGCCGGAAGACGGCGGCCCGGCGCTGATCGTGCATGAGCAGAAATTGCGGCCGGTTGAGGTCGAAAACACCACAAAAAATGACCACTATAACGAAAAATCCAGCCAAAATGTGTCCCCGTTGGGACCGATGCAGCGTAAATCACTGTCCGCTTGACCCGGACCAGGATCACCGAGTTTCAAATCCAACGGACCCGGAGCCGAAATGCACAATGCGGAAGTCCATCCGATTTGCCATCGGCCAGCAATTTCCAGAATTGTTGCCAATGCGCGGTTTAACCCTGATGGAACATTCATGGGCCGCAAGGGAGGCGGCACTAACCCCAGAGCAGCGAAAAGCCCGGGACGAACGCTTGAGAAGCATCAGCCCTCTGTGCAAACGGGAGCAAGATACCCGTTTTGTCCGTGCTGTGGAAAAATCAAACGGGCGGACCGGTATCTAGTGACACCCCCGCAACTTGACTTGCCAAACGCACTAACAAAACCATCAGACCACCAGAAAACATGACCACCATCGCCGAAATCACCATCGGCTCCCTGTGGCGCGAAAAGAAAACCGGCTTCCGCTGGAAGGTGGACTCAATCACCGGCAACTGGATTATGCTCCACTGGGAAGCCATGGAATTGACCGTCTGCCCGCCTCGGCGCATCGGCTGCGCGGAAAGCATTCACATCCACAATTTCGACCGGAAATTTGAAAGGAACGAATGACCTGCGGCATGTTCATGTTGCTGATCCTGTTTTTGACGCCGCTCGTGTGCGCCTGCGGCCTGGTCGCCGTGGCGCTGATGCTCGTGCGGTTAATTCGGGAAATCTTGACTGTTCACCAAAAACCTGAAACAAAATAAGACCCATGGGCGATGAACTGATTATCCGATTTTCCACAGTGGCAGACCTCAAAGCCGCGCAAGATGCCATTGCCGCGCTAAAAGAAACGCAAGCGGCAACCGGCAAGGTCGCGGAGGCCACGCACCAGAGCACGCACGAGGAAATGATGAACTCGCACGAGAAGCGGACGGCCATCGCGCTGATTCGCTCTTTCTCGCACGAGTTGGGGCGCATCCCCGGGGCTATGGAGGCGATTCACGTTCTCAAGCATCCGATCACGCTTCTGGCGGTGGCGCTGGGCTACGCCGCCGAGCAGGTGAAGAAGGTGTTTGACGAAATCGAGGAAGCGGCAAAAGCCAGCGTGGCCATGCAGGAATTTACTCGGACCATCGAGGGGAACCGGTTGGAGCTTAACGCGGCCGGACTTGAGGCTAAGGAATTCGCCAAGGCGCTCAAGGAAGCGGAGACGGGCGAGCACGAGCTTGGGAAGGAAACGAAAAAGGCCATGGAGGCCATCGCCAATCAGGGCAAGGAGATGAACGACGTGGAGGAGGCCGCATACGAGTGGTTGAAAAAGGACATTCAAGCCACAGAGGACGCTGCCGACGCCGAAGAAGATTTGATGGCTCTGGAGGAGGACCGGAAGCGCCGGAAAATTCAGGCTTCCATTGACGAAAAGGTGAACGAGGCCAAGGCGCACGATGAGTCGGCGGCGCGCAACCGGGAGGCCGAGAAAAAGGCACTTGAGGAAGTGGCCAGAATCAAGCCCCAAGTCCCGTCCTACACGAACGCAGCCACGAAGACGGAAACGGGGGCAAAGGCGGCGCTTCCGGCGCTCGAAAAGGAAATCAAAGAACAGCAGGACAAAATCCGCGAATTGACCGATTCTGTAAACGCGAGACAGGCTGAGTTTGACGCTGCCAAACGTAAAGGGCAGGGCGTTTCTGTTTTTGAGAAGGCCGTTCAGGAGCGCGAAACGCGGGAACTGGCGGAACGAAACCTCAAGCTGGACGTGGCCATAAGCCGAAAAACCACATTCGACCTGTCCGTGCAATCGGACAAGGCCCGCGCCGAGCAGGCCAAGAAAGAACTGGCGGAGGCGGAGGCCCGCGCCAAGGCCGCTGCTGCCGCTGCTCTGAAGGATGATGAAGCCGCCGCTGCTGCTCGCGCTGCCGCGTCGAGTCGGATCAGCACGCAGAGGCGAATCGAGAACATCAACGCCCCCGCCGGTCCGCCGCCGGGGCTCGAATCACGACGGGAACCACGCGAGCCAATCGACGTGAATGTGCGGGATTGGCAGCACGCCATCACGGAATTCAACCGGGCGGGAACATCGCAAGGGCACGATGCCTGGGCTCGAATCCTGGAAAGCATCCTTAACCGTCCAGCCCCGGGCTTGGACAAGCTCCTCGATGTGTTGACCAAATCCAACGCCTCACAGGATCAGCGGCTGGGGGCCATTGCTGACAGGATTGCCGCACTTGAATCCGCCCGGCGCAGCGACCACGCATTGCAATGAGCACCATCTGGACACTCACTTACAAGGGGACCGTGGACACCTTCGCCGGCTGGGGTTTCTCCGACCCGATCATCTCCCGCGTTTCGCGGGACGCCTCCGTGCTGCGCGCCAAGGCCATCGTGGGTGACCTGATCACCACGCCGATTTTTGATTACCTGGAACTGGTGACGGTTTCACGCAACGGCGTGCCCTACTTCGTGGGCTCCGTGGTTGACCCCGGGCACGATGCCAGCGGCGCCAATGTCTCCTGGGCTCTGGAGTTGCAAGACCCCTACCTGTGGTTCAAAGAAATGATTTTCGGGCAGGTATGGAAAGTCTTCGGCTACTCTGGTGGGGCCACCACCGAAACGGACACGAACACCAGCCACGTCTTCCTTTTCTGCGACCGCGCTGGCGCATTGCTCACCGCAGGCGATCAAATTCGCGCAATCGTCCAATGGGCGCACGATCACGGCGCCCCGATCCAACTGGCGGCCGATTCCGTGAAAGTGGACATGTGGCTCCCCATCAGCGAAAAGCAGGACATCACCTGCGCCGCGGCCCTCGAGAATTGCCTGGTGATGCGCCCGGACGTGGTGACGTGGTTTGACTACTCAACTTCGCCCTACCCTACCTTTTACGCCTGGGGCCAGCCGGATTTGCCCACCGCGAACCTCGACGCCGCAGACCCAACCGTTGACGCCATCGCGCTCAAGCCGATGCGCTCCCAAGCCAGAAGCAAGGTGGTTGTGAAATTCGAGCAGTCCAACTTGTTCACGGTTGACGGGATTTCTCAGAGCCGGTTTTCACTGATCGAGCAGACGGCCGGTGACCCGGCACAGGATGAATTCAGCTTTGGCGCGCTGCTCGTGACGCTGCCCCTTGGGGGCTCGCGGTCCACTGGCTTCACCGCGCGGCTTGAAACGGTGGGCTGCGAAGCGGGAGGGACATACGATTACCGCACCGCCGCTTTCTGGGAGCAGTTCTGCCCGCTATTCAGCAAGCCCCGCGTGGTGGTTTCCTCGATTGACAATGTGAGCCGCGGCCTGCCAGGGACCGGCAACGATTACCTGCTGGTGACCGGAAACCTTCATCCCTGGATGGCCACCGGAGCCAACCCTGTAACCTGCGTGGAGGATGTGTTCTATGCGGAAATCAGCTACACCGAATACAACGAGGATGACCCGCCCAAGCCGATCAAAACGGTTGACCACGCGCCATTCACGGTCAAGAAAACCGTCTGCAATGTTCCCGCACCCGGAAACACGTTCGCCTACAGCAACACAGACCAGAGCGCGGAGCCGGTCCCGCCTGGTTTTGCCCAGTCGATTTACGATGCCCTCAGCCTCGTTTATTGCGCGGGGAATATCCGCCTGGTGGCGCAGGAATGCGGCTCGCAAAGCTGGACGGGGCATCGGCTATCCATTGTGAACGGCCGGCCTGAGTGGGCCAGCGCCGCCGCGCAAGTTCAAAGCGTCCGGGAGGACCTGGAAAACGGGATTACGGAACTAATGATCGGCCCGCCCAAGCACGTCAGTCCACAGCAGATAATGGACTACCTGCGCTTGCTCCAATGGCGGGTTGTCACGAACCGGCCATCCATGCGAAACGACGGGGAAATGGGCGGGGCTGGCAGCATGAGCATGGCCACACAGGGCAAGACCGAGAATTCCAGCGGCACGGACGGGCGCACCAGCTACCAGGCGTTTGGTGCGGACATCCCGCAAGGTGGCACCCATCAAGCCATAGTGACCTGTGACGCCAACGTGTCTCAGCTTCAGTTGACCCGCCAGACCACTGGGGCGGTTGTGCCGCAGGTGAGCGCGCAGGCCTCCGCGCAAGGGGGAGACGTGCAAATCCGGGACTCGGCCGGAACGCTCCGAGTCAACATTTCGGCCTACGTCCAGCCGGGGACATGCGCCGTCTGGACGCGAATGCCGTTTTACATTCCCCAAGCCGATGGGAGTTGCAACGTGGAATATCGCGTTGTGCTTTGCACGGAGGCGGTGCCGTGAGATGCCCGCCTTGCAAGCCCCCGCCGCCGCCCTCCAACGTCTGCCAATACGCGCGGATTTTGGCGACGAAATACTGGACCGGGTTTCTGCCCTTCACGCCCATCGGCGGATGGTATTTGTTCGCCCCGGATGGGACTTGGGGCACGGTGCCAGCGAATTTCTCCCCCGGCGACCGGGCCAGTGGAGGGCAGTATTTCGGCGCGCTCCCCTACCAGCACGTTTACACCTGCACGAATCCAACCACGCCAGGGGCGGGCCCGCCATGGCTCAATACGCAGTGCTGGGGGCTTTCCTCTGCCGGGCCCAATGAGGATGGGGCGATCATTCCGAGCGTGTCCAAGCGGTTTCTGACGTGCAAAGTAAAGCTGTTGGCGGACATCACCATGCCGGATGGGACGCATCTTTATCCAGCCGGATCGGACAGCGTTTCCTTCGACAAAAACGCCGAGCAGACTTACCACTCGGATCGGCGCAGCGACACGGACGCGCCAAATCCAGTTGCACAAATTCAATGGCCGGTTTACACGCCCACGCCAATTCCCGGGCTCACGCCGGTTGTCAGCGCCGGGGACACGATTTTGCCCCAATACCCAGGGCTCCCTCGAGGGGATACCCTTGGCGTCTGCCACGTCCAAAGCGAGACGGCCACGGAAAGCGATTTCACAGCGACCTTCAACCCGGTGTTGCTGACATGGGCCATCGTGGATTGGTTCATCGGCCAGACGGCTGTTTTGTATCAGGAAATCACGGCCACAGCCATCATGACCGCGCGCGTCACGCTCTCCAACCCCTACACGCAGGAGGAATGTCAGGGGGACTGTCAAGCCATGCTGGACATGGCTGATATGCCGCCCTGGGGCACGCAGACAGCCCTTTCCTACCAGGATGGCCAAGTGGTAGCGGCTACCGGCTCAAGCGTGCCCAACTCAAGCCAGGGCGCCACACTGCCGCTCACCGGGGCCAGCACCGCCAGCCGGCTCAAAGTCCAATGCACCGGGCCATGGTGCCTCTATTTCAACGACGGTCAAAATACGACCTGCTCCCAACAGCAGGACGGGGACGCGGTGACGCTGTCCGCGCCTCCCGGAGTTGTCCAGACAGCGCAAGGAAATTGCAGGTGTGCGCCATGACCTTCCGCCTCCTGCTCTCCGACCTTGCCGCGCGCGCCCCAACCCGCCCGCCCGATTATCTGCCCACGCTCATGGGAATGGGCCGGGTTGACGGTGAATGGCTCGAATTGACCGCCGAGGCGTATCGCACGGCCCGGGAGAAATTCGGCAGCGCGAATGAGGGACCGGCGCATGGCTGCGCGGGTTGTGGAAACTGAAAGGAAACCAAATGACTGAACAAGAACAAAATGAAACGATTGCAAAAGCCATGGGCTTGCATGAATCCGAAAAGGTGATGTGGTATAATCCCGAAAAGCCGGATGCAATGCGGGGTTGCGCGGTCCCGAAATACACTCGTGACTTGAACTTGATGTGGGGAGCTGAAAAAACGCTTTTCCCCGTCAAAATATGGGAATTAAACGGCCCTGACGAATGGAAAAGATACACGATTCATCTCGATTCCATCTGCATGGGCCATCCAGGAGGATCGGTTCACGCCACCGCCGAACAGCGAGCGAAAGCGTTCTGCTTAATGCTTGCGATGCGAGACTGATTTAGCCCATTCACGGGGCTGACGGCCAGTGGGGTTTGATTTCCTTTCCCCTGCTGGCCGTTTTCGTTTGCCTTTTGCGTCAACTTGTCGGCGTCAACTGCTTTACAGAAAGTGCTTGACGCCGATTTTATTTTCTGCTATCGGGGTACACCCAACATGAGACGCATGGTCTGATGAATGAAGAGCGCGCTCCAAAAAAGCCCAAGAAAAAAGCTGAACTTTCGCACGATTTTGCGAGCCAGCAGGAGCGGCTTTTGTTTGTCATGGAAATACTGCCGGGCTCAACTCGCTCGGAAATTCATAAGGCTTTCAAGGAGAAATTCGGGGGACATTGGAAAACCGCGGACAACTTTATTGCTCGGGCGCGGAGGGAATTTGCCCGCGAAATCGCAGGGGACAGAAAGGAATGCGCTGCTGAGTCTGCCGCGTTTTACCGGCGCATGTGCCTCGATCCTAATTCTCGCCTTGGGGATCGCGTCCGCGCCCGCCAAGCCCTTGACGATTTGCTTGGGCTCAAAGCTCCCGTCCGCACTGAAATCTCTGGTCCAAATGGTAGCCCTATCACAATTCAACCAAAGCCCCCGCTCGACACCGAAGCTGTCCGAGGAAGACTGGAGCGTTTTGTGGGCGGTGCTGAGGGAGACGGTGACGGAAAACCCGTTCATCCCGCACCAGCCCCATCCGACCCAAGCCGCCTTCCTGGCCTTGACTCCGGTTCGTGAGGTCCTTTACGGCGGCGCCGCTGGCGGCGGCAAAAGCGCAGCGTTGCTCATGGCGGCGCTGCAATACGTTGCCTACCCGGAATATCGGGCACTGCTGTTGCGCCGCACGTTCCAAGACCTCAAGCAACCCGGGGCGCTGATCGAACTCGGGCATGAATGGATTGAAGGCAAGGCCCGCTGGTCAAGTCAGGACCATTCCTGGACATTTCCGAGCGGTGCTGTCCTGAAATTCGGTTATTGCGACACGGAAAATGACATTTACCAATATCAGGGCGGCAATTTCCATTTCGTCGGATGGGATGAGTTGACGCAATTTCGGGAAAAAGACTACCGCTACCTGTTTTCTCGAATGCGGCGGTCTGCCGATTGCAAAATCCCAATCAGGATGCGGGCCGCGTCCAACCCGGGCGGAATCGGGCATCGGTGGGTTAAAGAAAGGTTCATTGAGAACGGCAGGGCCAACGGCAGATGGTTCATTCCGGCAAGATTGGACGATAATCCAAGCCTAGACAAAGCGGAATATATTCACTCCCTCGACACGCTTGATCCGGTCACCCGCGCCCGACTGCTCAACGGGGATTGGTCCGTGGCAGAGGGCAGCATGTTCAGGAGGGACTGGTTCGGCGACCCGGTTGACCAGGCTCCCAGCGAATGCCGATGGTGCCGCTACTGGGATTTGGCCGCAACCAAGCCCAGGGCTGGACACGATCCTGACTTTACCGCCGGCGCGTTGCTCGGGCTGTCCCCGGAGGGAATCTGGTTTCTCAAGGATATGCGGCATTGTCAGGAGTCCCCGCTGGCCATAGAGCATTTGATTTCGCAGACGAAGGAACTTGACGGCTGGGGCGTGATGATCCGAATGGAGCAGGAGCCGGGCGCGAGTGGAGTGCACCTGATTGACCACTACCGCCGCGGTTGCATGGTGGGCCGGGATTTCATGGCCGAAAAGCCCGAGGTCAACAAGATCGTCCGGGCTCAGGCCATGAGCAGCGCGGCTCAGGCTGGAAACTTCAAGCTGGTCAAAGGCCCATGGAATGCGGCTTTTCTGGACGAGGCCGAAGTATTCCCGCTTGGCGACCACGATGACCAAATCGACGCTGCCTCCGGCGCCATGCGTGCGCTCGCACCCGGGCCAGACATGGCTCCCATCGTGTTCCCCTCGAGGCGCATTGAAGTGCTGGCTGGCCGGCGCAGCCGGGAGATTGACGCATGAAACGCGCGCGCCAAAGCCCCAAGGAAGCCGAGACAGTCTCGGCCATGCAAGCCAGCCTTGCCGGTGCTGCTGAGCGCGCAGGGATGCCCCCGGGGCGACAGGATGCCTCTCGTGATCAAATCTCCCAACTGGAATCGCTCACGCCCAAGACGCAGCCCGCCATGGTGCCCGATGCGCTGCCCCTGATCTCGCCTGAGACGGAGCGCAAGACGCCGATGCCCATTGCCGAAGTTGCCGCCGGCCAGATGGCGCAATTCCAGCCTCCATTCCAAGAGCGAAGCCCCTACGGGCCAGCGGCCGGAACGCGGATGATGCCTTCGAGCCCGCAACTAATCGTTGCCCGGGCCAATCGGTGGAGGGATTTTTACAACCCGTTCAGGCATCTCAATATCCAGCGTGCGATCAGCATGATGGAATTTTTCCGCCGCGGCTGGTTCGCGGACCTGGAATGGATGTATTCCTACCTGGAGCAGAACCACGACACCCTCATGGCTCTGATGGGCCGGCGCCTGGACGCGATTGCGGAAATGGATTGGGACATCCGCATTGCCGACGATCATCCCGAATTCGATGAAACCCTTGCTGATGAGCAAGCCTCTGCTCTGCGAGGAGTCTATGACAATATGGACAATCTCACAGGCGAAGGTGGGGCCATTGAGCATCTGGCCACCTCTGTTTTCCGCGGCTTCGCTCATGTCGAAATTCAGGGAGATCGCAATGCGCCTCATCTTGAGCCGGTGATGCAATGGAATATCGTCCGAGACGGCTACCGGGGCCTGTGGAAATACAACCCGGATTCCCGCTTGTGCGGCTTCGAGTCCCTGCCCGACAACCTGATTATCGACCCGCAGAATTTCCTGATTGCCGAAAATCATAGACACATTGACTGGATTGCCCTCCTGATTTTCCTCAGAAAAAATCTGGCCGTGAAGGATTGGGCCGGATTCATCGAAATCTATGGCATCCCCAGCGGCGTGATCACGATGGCCCAGAACGCTCCCCAAGACCCGCAGGGCAAGGCTCAGTGGGAGCAGGCGGCCAAGAGTGTGGCAGAGGGTGGCAGTGGTGCCATTCCCTTCGGCAGCGCCTACACGCCCAACGACAGCCCGCGCGGGACTGACCCATTCACGCCCTACCTGAAATACCTGGACGAGCAACTGATTCTGATCGGCACGGGCGGCAAGCTTACGATGCTCACCGAGTCCGGGAGTGGCACGCTGGCCGGCGGGGCGCATGAGGACACATTCCAGCAAATCGCCAAAGCTCACGGCAAGCGCATCGCAGGAGTGTTTAACGTCCAGTTCGACCGGCAATTCCTGGCTGACAATTTCCCCGGGCAGCCGGTTCTGGCTTATTGGCAATTTGCGGAGGAGTCGGACGTTGACGCCATTTGCGCCCAGGTGACAGCGCTTTCCGGGGCCGGGCTCAAGGTTGACGCGGAGGAAATCGGGGAGCGCACAGGCTACACCCTCGAGGACAAGCCCGAGCCCGTGCCGATGGTGGGGAAGCCGGGGGAGCCTTCAAAGCCGGGCCAGCCGAAAGACACCAGCCAGGCCAAAGATGACGTTGAGAATCGCGATGGTTGGGTGACGATTGACGATCATCCGGTGTTCATTGGGATAAGCAAAGATTGGACTGGCGAAAGCAAATCCAGCGACACGAAACCAAAGAAGTCCCACGCGCTTTCATCCGAAAGTCAGGAACCGGAAACCAAAGGGCCGATGGGAATGGCTCATGTCAAATACGAGGATAAGCATGGAAAATACGACACCATCCGGCCGCCATTCCCGGTTAGGATTGCCCAAACAAGCCGTGAGCGCGAACCAGGAGAAAGCGAAACCGCATACCAGTTACGGCTCAGCGCCATCATGGCCCACGATAATGCTAGACGGGCCATCAGCGATTTACCTCGACGGAAAGACGGAACACTGGACTTCCGCCGAATGTCATCGAAACAAATAGACAGCGTATTCGGAGGCGAGCAAACAATTCTGGACGCTGAGGGCGCGTATTTAAGCCATGTGAGGGGATCTGGCACAAAGTATCCGCCGCACAAAAACCGCTCTGAAAAGATTGAAAATGCCCGCCACCACTCCGCTTTCCAACCACGCCACGAGAAAGGCCAATTCGTCACGCTGGAGGCCAAGGGGCGCGAGCTATTTGCCAAGGCCCTTGCTGATGACCTCGGGCCAGCCCGCGAACGCCTCAAGGCCATCATGGGCATCTCCGACCCGGCCTTGCTCAAGAAAAAGCTGCACGAGTTTTTGACCGATTTCCCGCAGATGCAAAAAGACATCATGGCCGACCCGGCCGCCGCCCGGGCATTGGAAGGAACGATTTCCGCCGCACTTATAAACGGCATGGCCGAAGGAGCAAAGCAATGAGTGATATACGATCTGAATTAGCCCTTGTTCTCAACCGGGATTTTCAAATGCCGGAGGACAACTGGTATCACCTGATCCCCACCGGGGAATTCTCGCACCCGTCCGGAATCAGCCAGGTGATCGACAAGGCCGCGTGCGATGGCATCGTGAACCATTTCCGGGAGGATGCGAAGGCTCCGAATTTCCCGGGATTGCTCATCGACTTCGACCATTTTTCCCATGACAGCGGCAAACCGTCCGAGGCTGCCGGGTGGATCACGGAACTCCGCAATACGGACCACACTGGCGTGTGGGGGCGCATTCGCTGGTCCGATGTGGGCGAGTCTGCTGTCAAGGGCGGGCGTTACCGGCTGGTCAGTCCAGTCTGGCGCCGGGAGGATTGCGAGGCGGTCAGTCCCACTGGCGACACGAAAACAAAGAACCGGACCACCGACAAGCCTGACCGCCTCCGACCTTTGCGATTGCACCGCGTGGCGCTCACCAATGATCCGAACCTGAGAGGTATGGTGCCCCTGTCAAACAGAGCTGATTCTATGATCATCGCGAACAAAGACGGATTCATCGAGGTTGACGGCCACCCTGTCTATGTGGGGCCTGAGAATGACACCAGCGAAGAAGAGATGGAGGACAAGTCCGAAGGGACTGCCGGGCACGAAAAGGCCATCGAAAAATACCATGAGGCCCACAAGGAATATTCTCGCCTCAAGAAATACAAAGGCTCGGATGACCGTGGCAAGCGCGCCGCTCACGACGCCAGCAAGAAACGCCTGGAGAAAGCCCGGGCCGGATTGCACAAGGCATTGAACAACCGTTTTTCCGGCACAACGTCGGAAGTAGCCAAACACCACAAAATGAACATAGCCAAACTGATCGGCCTGCCCGACGATGCGACCGACGAGGCGATTGAGGCTGGAGTCTCCACTCTCAAGAACCGCGTTGCCACCTTGGAGCAGGAGAACAACACCCTCCACAACTCCCAGATCGAATCCGACCTGGACACCTACAAAAACCGCTTTGCCCCCGAGGCGAAGGAGACCTGGAAAAAGCTGCTGGTCGCCAACCGTGACAGCACCCTGGAAGTCCTGAAGGCGATTCCTGCCATTCCCGACAAGACCAAGGCGCAACCGCTCACGAACCGCGCCACCGCCCGCACCCCGGCTCCGAATGCCCAGATGGGCGAGCCCACGCAAGAGGCCCTGACGGAAGCCATCGCGCAGTTGCGGAATCGCAACCCGCGCCTGAGCTACGCGCAAGCCTTCGAGCAAGTCACCCGCGAACAGCCCGCCCTGGTTGGGCTGAGGGGCGAGTGATTCAACCACCATCAAAGAAAGACTGATATACTATGTCTGCTCTTGGTCTTCGACCAAATGCAATACTGGCCTGCACACCGGCCACTGACTTGACGGACAAGGACGGCTACGGCGTCGTTGTTTCGTCCGTTTCGGGCGTTCCGACTGCGACCATCAGCGCGAGCGCAACCACCAAAATCTCCGGCATCATCCTGCAAGGCGCGAACACCACTCCTGCCTGTTCCTGCGTGGTTGCCGTCGCTGGCTACCACGGCACGCTCCGCGTGAAGCTGGGCGGAACGGTTTCCACCGGGGATTACATTCAGCAGAACACCGATGGCACGTTCGTCACGGACGCCGGAAGCGGCAGCCGAGTCCTGGTTGGGGTCGCTTTTGAAAGCGGCGTCTCCGGGGATCTGATCGAAGCCTCCTACTTTGGTCCGTGCCCGCTGTCGTAACCACCATCGAAAACATCAAGCAACTCACCAACCTTTTGAGATATGCCTAACACTGGACTCATTATGAATACGCAGCCGAGCGCAATCTCGTCCGCTGTATTCAACTGGCCTTTGACGAATCTCGCCATCGGCTTCATGCAGGATCGCCTGGCTGCGTATGATCTGGCACAATCCCTGTGCCCCATTGTGCGCGTCACGGGCGCGAGCGGAACCTACAAAAAATTTGACGACCGCAACAGCTTCCTGCCGGAGGACACCTACCGGGGCGTGGGCGGGCAGGTGAAGCGCATCAGGTTTCAAGCGACGGATGGCACGTTCCATTGCGTCCCGCACGGCCTGGCGGTCACGGTTGACGATCACGAGCGCGAGGAAGCCGGGGCCGCCGGCCAGATGGTCAACGGACTCTTGGATCAGGGAAAGATCACGAGCATGTTGAGCCGCAAGGCCACCAGCTACGTGAAGCGCGTCCTGGACACAGTTGCGGCAAACACCACGGCGGTCGCCGGCCGGGGCAACTGGAGCAATGCGAACATCGACCCCATCGACCAACTGGACGAGCAAATCGGGCTCCTGATTACCGATGTGGGCAGCGCCAAAAACCTGCACATTGCGATGAGTCCGACAACGTGGATCACGCTGCGCGATCACCCCAAGACCAAAGCGCGCATGTTCGCCATCACGCTCGGGCTGAGCACGGCGCAACTCCAGGCCATGCTCTCCTACCCGATCACGCCGCACATCGAGCCGATCAGCATCACGGCCACCAAACAGGGCCAGACCACGGTCACCAAGACGCAGGCCATGGCCAGCGAGCTTTATATGTGGTCAAGCTCTCCCAACCCGACGCTCTATGACCCCAGCCCCTTCAAGTGCTTCAGTAGCTCGGACGTGCTGATTGAAGGCGTGCGGACCTACCGCGATGAGGATGCGTCCAGCGACGTTCACAAGATCGAGTGGAATGAGGACATCGAGTCAACGTCCACGCTGTCAATCCGCCGGCTGACGATCACGTAAGCCACAAACCAACCGCAACTTCACTCTCAAAAAGAATATGAAGACGATTAAACTCCTGTTCATCACGGCCACGCTTGCGCTGGCCTTTATTCTTCCGGCTGCGGCGCAAGTTGTGCCGGTGAAAGTGCAAAACGCACTCAGCAACATCGTGACCCTCGACCCGGGCGCAATGTCCGGTTCAACCGGGTTCACTAACGTCATTAACGCCAAGGCCATTTCGCTCACGCCTGGCCGCAGCTTCTCTATCTGCGGGCGCTACGTGGGGACATCGCTTTGCACCACGGGCGTTGTCGGGCTGTTTTTTATGACATCGGTTGACGGCACGAATTATTGCTCGGCCACAAACCAGATGATTCAGGCATTTATTGTGCCGAAGGGGGCCACTGAGGCTTTTTCGTACACGAACATCGCGGCTTCAGTCTGTGATAACTTCACCTACCTGAAGCTCTACATGATAACGAACAACAATCAGGCCACCAATATGACCGGCTACGTCACAAACGTGCTGATCGGCCAATACTGACCACTCTTGGGCGCGAGGCGCGGGGAGGTTTTATGGATTCCCTCCCCGCGCCACAAAACACACATGGCCTGGATCACATTAACGCCGGATGACCTTGCGGACGTGATGAGCGTGCCGGAAATTAACGCGCTCAAGGCGTATTTCACGGCCACAGACACGCCTGATCCTCTGCCGGATATTCTGGCCAGTGTCAGCACCGAAGTCCGGGGCTATTGTTCGGCCGGAGGGATTCCCCTTGGGGATGATGGTATGATCCCGGGCGAACTGAAGCGCACGGCGCTGATTATGGCTCGGACGGCGGCGGCCAACCGCTTTCCTGCCAAGATATTCTCAAGCCTGGAGCGGTCAGAGGAACAGCGCGAAGCGGTCAAGCGACTTCAGGACGTGGCCCAAAAGCGTTTCTTCGTCAACGCGGCAACCACCTTCACGGCTGAAACGAGCACCGGGCCAGTCCCAAGCATCATGCCGAAGTGCCGCCAATTTACGCGGTGGGAACAGGATGGAGCATGAGCCTACTCCCTTCTCCAATGCCGTTTCTCGAGGCCCTGGGGCTCCATGCCGTGCGCGAGATCATGCCCACGACCATGACCACCGCCGAGCTTCAGGCGCTGGACAAGGCCATCCGGGAGCGTTCCTTTTTCTCCGCACAGAACACGATCACCGAGGCCCTGGAGCGCATGAAAGCCGTGGTCGGATCGATTCTTGAGCCCATGCAGGAGACGCGGCCGGCGCGGGCCACTCCTGAGAATCCACTTGGCTTGACCACCGTGGGCTTTGACCCGGCGAGCGCGCGTGCGGAGTTGAAACAGCTTTACGATGCGATGGGCTATGAGCCGGAGCCAGGCAAGGAAGGCACCATCGAAGACTTTGCCAGTGCGGCTCGGCTAAAGCTCGTGGTGGACACGAACGTCCAAATTGCCCAAGGCTACGGGCAGGTAAGGCAAGGGCAGGATGAGGGCGCCCTTGACGCTTTCCCGGCATGGGAACTGGTCCGCGTCGAAGAGCGCGAAGTGCCCCGGGGATTCAAGCGCATCAAAGGCGGGGAGCTTGAGGAAGTCGAAGGCGACTCCTGGCCAGAGCGTTTCCAGCTTGCCGGGGCGCAATCAGGCACGGACGAAGGATGGGTATTGACCGAGGATGGCCGAATGGTTGCGCTCAAGAATCATCCGATTTGGGAAAAGCTCGGCAGCAGCGACCTTTTCAAAGACGCGCTTGATTTGGACTATCCACCATTCGCGTTCAATTCCGGCATGGGTTTTGACGATGTGCCCTACGAGGAAGCCGTGGCCGTTGGCGTGCTTGAGCCCGGGCAGGAAGTGAAACCGCGCGGAGTCTCGTTTGCGCTGCCGGAAAGCCTGAAACAGAAGGCAATGGCTAACCGAAAATGGTGGGAGGAGTTGCTGGTGAACGCTGGCGAAGTCGGAAATCCTTATCATGATGCCCATGGGAGATTCACTTCTGGCAGCTCTGCCATTTCGCTACAGAAAACAGATCAGCGCGCATTCTCAGGTGAGTCCGTGGAATTGAAAGAGCATCCGAGCAAACAGGAAGTCGGCGCGCTCGGGGAAAAGATCATCATTGCTCATTTGAAAGCGCAAGGGCTTTCCGATGCCCGGCCATTGAACGAAGCCAAGGCGAATTACGCAGTCGACCTTGTGCAAGATCATGGCGCCATCGAAGTTAAAACTGGATTGGCCAGCAATGGCAAATCAGCGCAGCAATGGCGGGCCACCATCGGACAGCCGGGCAAGGCTGAAACCGAGTGGCTGAAGAAAGCGAGCCCGGAAGACAAGGCTGCGTGGAATGAGAAGAAGGCGAAAGACATTATGGACCGCAAGAACGCGGCAGTTGCCGATCTAAGCAAGAAACTCGGGCGACCGGTCAAGTCATGGACTATGACCAGCATTATTAATCCTGACACGCGCACCGCAGACATTTACAAGTTCGAGGGTTTCCATGCTCGCATTGCCTGGAATTCGCCAGAAGCAAAGAAAGCCTATGTCGGAAGCTACAAATACTAATCCACCTGCCGAAGTGCAGGACGAATTCGATAAGGCGCTTGATGCCTATATTTTGGACTTTTCTGCTGCGCTCGAAAAGGAACTGCCGAAGGACGAATGAGCCTCACCATCTCCATTGACTCCAGTCGCATCGGCAACGCGGAAGCGGTGACCAAAGCCCTGCTCTCCGTGGAGATTAACCGCGCCATGGCTCAAGGCGTGTCGCAGCGCATCAAGCGCCACCTGATCGGCCTAAGCTCAAGCCGATGGTCCGCGCGGCCGGAGGGCAGCGTGCCCACTCAATTCTATGCCAAAGCCTCCCGGGCGACGCACGTTTTCAGCGCGGAGCAAACCGGATTTTCCGTGGGCGTGGACCAAATCGGAATGCGCCAGCGACTCATGGGCGGGCCAATCGACCCGGTGAACCGCAAGGTTCTCACCATCCCTGCTGATGGCGCTGCCTACGGACACAGAGCCGGTGAATTCGACAACCTGCAGCTCGCTTGGCGCGTGGTTGACGGCAAGGCCAAGTGTATCGGATTGGAGTCCACGGATGGCACGAAAGGCCGGGAACGCATCCTGACAGGTTCAGGCCGGTGGAGAACCGTCAGCCGGGCAAGCCTTGGGAACCGGCTCATGTTCCGGTTCATTCGCCACGCGGACCAGAAGGGCGACCCCACTGTGCTGCCCACTCCTGACGAAATGAAGCAGGCCGCAGTTGACGCGGCCGGGCAATACCTCAAGGCCATTAAAGCGCGGAGGGCGAAATGAACGGCTACACCACGCTAACCGATATTCAGGAGGACATGGTTGACCGTGTTCGCTCCGACCCATTCCTGGGCGATGTGTATTGCACGCATGAGGACATCGCCGATTTCGAGCAGGAAATTCAGCAGAGCCTGGCGCTGGCCGGTGGAGACAACCGGAAGCCCGGGGCCGCCATCGTCTGGCTGGGGCCATCGGCGGATGACACCATGCCAAACGCCAGCTTTGGCCCGATGGATATTCACCTGCGCGCGCTCGTGATGGAAATTCCGGCCATCAATCGAGCCCCGGGCGGGACCGGACTCAAGGCGCTGGCCATTGCGCGCCGGCTGGTTGACCTGTGCAAATTTTATCCTCCGCTCAACCTCGGAAAATTCCTTCGCCCCGGCAAGCCGTGCATTACGCGAGCCACGGTGGACATCGCTCCTATTGCCTATGAAGTCTCATTCCAGAGCCTGGAGGCGGATACAAACCTGATGGTGCGGGTTGTCACGCCGTCCATCGTTTTCGGATCTGGCACTTGCACCCTGGCTTGCGCCACCCCTCTGGCAAGTATGTTTTTCACGCTGGACGAAAGCTACCCGTCACAGCAGACCGGTCAGGCTTACTCTGCCCCATTCACCTGCGGAAGCGGAACCGTTGTCCGCGCAGCCGCTTATTTGCCTGATGACAGCATTCCTTCGTTCCCGAATATTGCAACAGCACCGTAACCACAAACACTATGGCAATCCCATCCCGTTCCACTATTATTCTCGGACCTGCGAAATACACGCTCGCGTATCTCAAGACCCCGCCATCGACCTATGACACAACCTCGTGGTTCACGGACGCCAACCAGACCGTTGAGATCAAGCCGATAAAGGACATCGGCAAGGTGAATCTCTACGGCATGGAGATTGACAGTTTTCTGACTGACGAATATGTGACCGCTGACATCCCGGTTGACCCGCGCCTTTCGGCCGGGAACATTGCGGCGCTCTGGCCCTATGCGAACACGCTCCCCGGGACCGGGCTTTTCACGGCGCACGATTGCACGCTGATCGCCAGCGGCGCCGATTCCAGCCTGCACACGATCATCAGCGCGGCTGTGGTCAAGATGCCGGATTTGAATTTCTCGATTGAGGGTCCGCTGATCGGCCCTGTAGGGATCATGGGGCTGCGCGGGGATACGATGGCTTGGACAGACGCTTCCAGCCTGATCACCGCGGCGGCTTCCGGTGGAACATTCACGGATTCAACCCTGACAAATGCCAGCCTGCTCCACCAGCCGTATACTGTCACTTTCGGGACTGATCTGGTTGCCATTGACACCCTCAAAGGCGTGCAGGTGAAATTCGCATTGGACATCGGCACGGTCAAAACTCAAATGCTCGGAACGTGGCAGAGATTCCTCCGATCTGTTTCCGTGGCTGCCACCTTCGAGCCGGTTGGACAGGCTTACGACAAGGTGCTGACGATGCTCAACGTCCAGGGGGCGACGAATAAACGCGGCAGTTCACTGGATGCTGTTTCGCAGACCATGACCGTTGCGGGAGTGGTTGATGGGGCAACTCATTTCACTCTCTCCAAAGGCGCGCTCCACCAGGGCAGCTACCGATTTGGAAACGCCGACAACGACCTGCGGGACGGTGAGCTGGCCTTTGTCTCCACCCGGCAATTCACCGCAGGAGTCCAAGGCGCGCTGTTCACCATCGCTTGAAGAATGACGGCCACATGGCAACCGGACGGAGGCGACGCTGTTCTGATCGGCGACACTGGCATGTCGCGCGGTCCCGGTTGCTTGTGGATTATCAGCCTGACGCCAACTTTCAGCCAGTTGTTGCAAGTCGCAAAGCCGTTTCGCGCTCCGTTTCAAAGCGTGTTCAGCCGGGCGAATCTTGGGTGCCAGGTCACGATTAAGATTCATCGGGAATTCTCGTCGATTGACGATTGCTGGCTGGACGCCTGCAAGCTCGGTGCGGCCATGGGCGGGCAGGGCAGCTTGAGAATGACATTCGACGCGGGCCGGCAAACGCTGATCGGCTGCGCGTATTCGGAAATCAGGCCCGAGGAAATTCTGGCCGTCGCCTATGAAGCGACCTTGACCTTTACCGGAGCAAAACTGGAATGAACGTGCCCACTGTCGCAACCGTAAGCTGCAAGGTATTTCCCGGCCGGCGGGGCGTGAAATTCACCGATGACAACGCCAAGTCGCCGGTCATTTTCAAGGCGGCGCCAGCCCTGTTCCGCTTCTCCCTGTGGCGCACGGACTCTGAGCTTTACGACGTGGGGAACCTGTCCACGGTCAAGCTCTCGGTTCACGCCCAACCATTCGCCGGGCTCTCGGTTGAGCAATCCACGTCAGCTTTCACCACGGCGTTGACTTCGGCCGATTGGGACGCCGGGGCGCGGCAGCATTTCTCCATATCGTTTACCGCTGCCGACACGTCCGGACTCACGGCCGGGAATTACGATTGCACGCTCTGGGACGCGGCCACAACGGACGTGCTGGGAATCTGCCTGCTGACAGTGCTTGACGTTGGGATGACCGTGACAACGCCCACCGGGCCGCCGGGCGTGGTCTATGTGACCAGCGACCAGCTTGCCGCCAGCCTGTCCACCTGCATCCGAAGAGGAATCAATCCGGCTGGCGTATGGTTCGCACTGACCTCACCGGACGGCGCCCATCAAATCCAGTGGGGCGTCGGCAACGACGGGCTCCCCAGCTACAACCTGACACCAGCATGAAAAAACTCCTGACACTTTGCCTGCTTCTGTCCTGGCTGCCTGCTCGAGGGGCCACTCAATACGGCTTCTCAATCGGGATCACGAATACGCCCGGAGTCGGGGCCTACCTGCTCATCAATGGCACGGACCAGCGAACATGGACGAATGCCGCTCAAGCTGCGGCATGGATCACCGCCACCAATACCGTCCCCTGGTCCGTGTCCAACCTTTACAACCAACTGGCCGTTTACGCTCCTGGCTCCTACGTGGCTCCGTCCCTGATCGGAACGAACGTATGGCTGATCGGGCCGGCAGGAACGAATTTCACGCTGACGGCAAGCGCGGGATGGTGCCGCATCGATTCAACCAACTGGCAGGTGAACTACGCTCACCCGTTCTTCATTCCCTGGACGGCCTGCCCCACGAACACGCGAACGAACATGGCCAGTGAACTCGTTGAATGGCTCAACAATGTGAACACCACGAGCACGGTCAAAGTTGCGTCAAGCGCCTTCTCAAACCTGGTTGACGCAAGCTCGGCACAGACCATTCGCGGTGCCAAGCTGTTCACGAACGCGACTCTGACCGATCCGGTCCTGCAACGGGCAACGCTTGGCTTCACGAATTTCCTCGGGCAATGGGACGACGTGGATTGGGAGCAGGACGTGCTCTGGATTCACGGCAACAGCGCAATCTGGATGGACTCAAACTCGTTCATTCTCACGGCGAACGCAGCCACGAACGTCACGCCCTACGTTGATGCCCTGCGGCTCTATGGTTTCACTTTCGATTTGCTGCACCCTACGAACAACACGGTTGTCAGGCGCGGAGACGTGCCGGGGCTCATTCCTGCGCCAGCTCAATATGCGCCGTTTCAGTTCGCTGCCACCACGAACAGCGTAGCCCTGACCAATGGCGTCAGGACCACGAACGCTGCTTTCTGGGGAATCCCCTACATGCGCGGGAATCTGTCATGGGCGGCCGGCTCAAATCTGGTGGAGGACAGCGCCTCCGACTTCTGGAATTTCAACACGGGAGCGGCAGCCAACACGAACACCACGGCGCGCTTGAGGGACCTGACGAATGGAGTGGCGGCCTATGTTTCAACCAACTGGATTCCGCAAAGCCGTGGATCGAACAACCTATGGGGAGGCACGAACACCGTGAAAGGGAGCCTGGCCTATTCTCCCGGCTTCATCACCACGCTGGCCAACGGCAATAACCGCCTCGTGGTTGGGACGAATGCCTACCTTCGCGCGTCAGGAATGACCACCACGGGCGGGATAATCAGCATGGCCAAGGATGCCAGCGGCACACCACCGGAGGACGGCTTTATCTGCGTCATCCGCATTCAGGGCCAGACCAGCTTGACCATTGCCAACGAATCCGGATCGGAGGCCACGGCTTCACTTCGGATCACCACGGGCACTGGCGGCACTTTGACCAGCACGAATAATCCGGCCTACCTGCACACGATATACAACGGCACTGCCCAGCGGTGGGAAGTCATTTCTCTGACCCCATGAAAAAACTACTCTCAGTTATTCCGATCCTGCTGGCCTTCGACCTGGGCGCGGCCACTCTCCGCGTTCCGGTCCAGAATTTTACGCAGGGGAGTGTCACAAATCGGCGGGCCACGCTCACCCAGACGGTCCTATACACGGCCACCGAGACAAATATAGTCATGGGCGAGCCTGTCTCGCAATACACCGACGCGAACGGAATTGCGTGGTTTTCCAATCTGCTCGCCGGAAACTACCGTCTGGACATTTCTGGCAACCCGTCCGGCTCATGGACATTGCTTGTCCCTGATGATCCGGGCGTGTGGAACGCACAGGCTTGCATCACGACAACGTTGCCGAAGGGGAACCTGCTGGCGTTCACGGCAACGGCTTCCGATGCCCGATACGCTTCGTTCATTTGGGTTTCAAACCTGATTAACTCGGTGGGCGGTCCTACCAACGGAGTGACGGCGGCCGTGATGAGCAACGCGATTGCTGCGCTTTCGGTGCGAGTTGCCCAGGGCACGAATATCGTGCTTGTGACCAACACCGATTCCAGCGGGTTTCAGATCGTCACCATTCATAGCACGGCCAGCGGAACCGGCGGAACTGACACAAACACGGTCTGGCAGATCGTCCTTGGCAACGCCTCGAATCTCGTTTCACGAGCAAGCGGCTACGCAACTAATCTGGCCATGTATGGAACGTGCGGCATCATGTCTTCGGACGGCCAAAAGACATTCCTTTACGTGGACAATGGAGAGGGAGTCTATGTCTATGACCCGTTCAACAATGAGTATTTTTTCACAACGAACGATGTCCCATACCGGGTATTGAGAGGCCGGGATCTTCCTTTCCTGCTCCCGCCCGGCAGCCCAACGAACGTCGCCGAAAAAGCTCTGCGCATTACTTCCGGTCCTAACATGGGCATCACCACGAACGGAAGCGATCTTGTCCTGACGGCCAGCATCTCCGGGGGAACAGCCAGTCTCGCGGACGTGACGAACGTGGCCAGCATTCTCGACACCGCGCTGAGCAATTCGCTGCGTTCAGCGTTCCTGTCGGCTGACACAACCACGAGCAATGGACTTGTGTCCACGCTTGGGACTGCGAGCAACAACCTGCAAGCGGCTTTCGTTGCGAATGACACGACCACCTCGAACGGCCTGAGTACGCGCTTCGTCGCCAATGACACGACCACCAGCAACGGCGTGCTCGCGGCAGCCAACGCATACACCGATGGCCACACCGGCTCCGGCAACACCAACAACCCTGTCACCACCAGCACTAACCTCTTCTTCGGCGACGCCAAGGGCACCAACATCACGGCCACCAATGTCGTCGTCAGCGGCTCACTCTATGCGGCCACCCAATTCATTTCTTCGCTTGTCGTCACCGGCAGCTTTATCGCTTCCAATCTAGTGAGTCAGAGCATCAGCAACGGCGCGAGGGTGGTGACCGTCGACACCAATACACCCACGTCGGTAATGAGCTGGGACGATGGGACCAATCTTGTGGCTTCCATCTCCAGCGGATTGCCTGCTGATGCGGCGGGGGCTCTCACGAATAATGGCACTGGCGGCAAGGGCTGGTGGGACATTGTGAGCGCGATGAACACCGCGACAAATACTGTCTGGGGCTGGAGCAAGACCTTCACGCTCACCGCATCGAACAACCTGCAAGGCATCCTCGTGGCCAACGACACCACGACTAGCAATGGAGTGGTGTCAGCCATAGGCACCGCGTCTAACAATCTCCAAAGCGCATTTGTTGCCAACGACACGACTACGTCAAACGGATTGAGCAGCCGACTGGTCTCGAACGATACGACCACCAGCAACGGATTGGTTACGCTCGTTAATAACTGTCAGCCAACCAACGGAAACCTAACGACGCTTGGTGGAAATAGCCTATACACAAACCGTCCCACGGCCTCGACCGGAATCACCTTCGGCACAACCAACGCGGACGGAACGTATCCCGTCTCGGCCAGCGCAGGAGACGCGGGTGGTACCAATGCCCGGGTACTCATCATCAGCGGAGGGGCCAGTAACCTCATTACCACCAACCTGACCGTCATCGGCACCAACGTCGGCTGCCCATTCATCCTGAAGCCCTGCATTACTGGTGGAACTAATGTATGGGAATTGTGGACCACCAATGGAAATTCTATTGGAATGTGCATCCAGTCCAACGGCACAGTCCAGATCGGCACCAACGGCGGCATGACGCTCTATCTTTCCAACACGGCGGCGGGGGCGAATGCGGTGCTTTCGCTGGTGGATGGGAGTGGGGCGGTGAAGTTTCAGGTGGGGACAAATGGAAATGTTGGAGTCGCAAAAGCATCCTCTACAACTCCGCTAGATGTGACTGGAGCCGCAACGGTATCGGGTAATGTTCAGGGCGCTACCATTATTTCAGGAGATGCCGGTTCAATGGGGTTCTTGAACCAAAGCAGATTTTATGCTCCGGCGAAGGGCTATTTAGCTTTAGTGTATGATACATACACAACCAATTTCTTCGGTTTAATTCTCGGAACCAACAAAAATAATACTACTGCGACTCCAAACTCTCCAATGATTTCGACGTTTAACACTGGATGGAGCAACAACACTGTGCCGGAAATCTGGATTGAGGGAAATAATACGAACCATCAGAGCCCGGCGAATCTGAGGGTATTTGGCACAATCACACAGCCTTCACTAATCACCAACCAAGTGATCAATACGACCTGGACGACAACGAACTGGAACGGAAGCAACACTGTTTATGGACTGGTTACCATGCCGACTGGCCTTGCGACGGCTTCAATCACAAACAATTACGTCACGACTAACACAGTCTGCCTCGCGACCGTGAACTCCGACGATACGACCGCTTTTTATGCCCGCGCCGTCTGCACTGCCAACCTGATCACGCTGCGACTCAATGCAGCAGCCACTACAAACTGTCTCATAAGTTGGTTTATCAAAAATTGATTATGAAGAAACTACTCGCACTCGTACTTCTCACCGTAGGCCTGTCGGTGCAGGCTCAAGTGGCTCACCCCTACTTCTGGACAAATGGGGTGGCCATTCAGACGAACGTGACTTTGACAGTCACAATCCCTTTGGGTACGAATCAATGGAACGGAATCCAATACCAGCTTTCCCTGTTGAATGCTGGATTGACCGGGACCAACAAATACACCGGGGTCGATCTGACGGCCTATGGCTGCTGGCGCATTGCGGACGAATGGGGCAACCAGTATATCCAGTCGCAGTTGCAGCAAAAGGATGCCGTGGCCATTCTCGCCGCGTTGCCGAACGCTACGCCAACGCAGATAACTAATATCTGTAATGTCTTGGGAATTACGCCGTGAAGAGGTTCCTCCCCATCCTGCTCCTGCTCCCGCTCCTAGCCAGCGGAAATACTTTCACCGCCTCCAGCCCTGCGACCAATGCAGTCGGCATGATCACTTTTACGGTGACTTCCGACTGCAATGGCCCAAGCCCGGTGTCTCTGCGCTTGCTGCCTGCGGTGGGACCGACCAACCTGGAGCACCGGTTTATCATCGTGCTGCCCGTCGAACAGGACCCGGAAACGACCTACGGCAATGGGATGCAGGCGTTCATCGACCTCAAGGCGCAGAGCAATTACTACTGCACCGTTGCGGAAATGCAGTTTCAGACCCAGAGCAACCTACCCGGGCTCAACCTCTCCAGCTTCTTCGGAGCGGATAGCGACATCAATCCGAACGTGCGCTATGAAACTCTGTTGACCACGCTGCTGGTTCCCTGGCTGCGGACCAACTTCTCGAAGACCGGCAGCGAGCCTATGTGCATCATTGGGTATTCGCGCTCTGGGCTCGGCGCGTTCAGCCTGATGTGCCGCAATCCATCGGTGTTTGACAAAATGGCTATCTACCAGTCCCCGCTGACCATGACCAACTGGGACACCTACGATTCGAGCGAGAATTTCTCTACTGCCGCAAACTGGAAAGCCAACTACCGGCTGACGGATAGTTTTCTGGATGCGCACGTGGCCGGGCTACTGGACAGTCAGAGGATCTACCTGTGCCTGAGCACGGGATATTTCTGCTTTGACATGCATTATATGGATGCGGCGCTGACGGCGCGCGGCGTGCCGCACTATGTGGACGACCCGAACAGCCTGACCACCTACACGCATAACTGGCAGAGCGGATGGGTGACCAATGCGCTGCCCTGGCTGGCTCTGCCCCGGTTGAACACCGGGCCGGGCAGGGCTGGTCCGATGACGGTGGGATCGGTCCGGGTCTTGGGCTCTGTCTCGGTGGCGAATCCGAGTTGGTCCTGGCAAAATCTCACCGCGACGAACGGCGCCACAAATGGAGCTTTGGACGCGGACTTCATGATCTGGGAAAAGGCGACCTTCTCCGCGCCAGGGCAGGTGGCTGGTCTGCGAGTTTTCGTTTATTCCAACGTGCAACCACAGACTCTGAAGATGGATCTCTATGACAGCGGCGGCGCTTTCCTACGGGAGACGGCGGAGATGTATTGTCCGGCCGGTCTGAATTTCTGGGTGACGGGCATGATGGCGTCGGCTGTGAGCGTCCAGGCCGGGGATTATTTCGCGGCGTTGCGGGTAGGAAACGGACAGACGGTCTTCTCGTACCAAACGAATGGCTACACCTTCTTCGCCGGAGGAGTGAGCTACGATTCCAGCCCGCCCGCCCTGTTGCCGTCGCCGACCGTGACCTCAAACACCTTCTGCATGGGGGTATTCTCCACGGTGTTCGCCACGAATTACGGCACGCCCGGGGGAGGGTTCGATACGAACTGGGTGGATGCGGCAGAACCAGCGGGAGCGTTGAATGGTGGATTCCAAGCGAACTACCTTATCTGGCAGCCCATCACCCTAAGTTCTGGCGGGACTTGCACCAATTTACGGGTCTATGCCTATTCAAGCAGCGTTGGAACCGTAAAAATCGGCCTTTATTCTGGAGCCGGGAGTTTGCTGAAAGACGCCGGGGAGATTACCAGCAAGGTCGGAACGCTCTATTGGCAGGAGGCCGGAATCACATCGCAAAGCGTATCAGCAGGAACGTATTACGTGGCCATGTTGACTGGAGACAGCACCTATATCAACACCAGTTTCCAATCCGGCGGGACATCAAGCTATGCCACGGGCATACCCTACGCCGGAGGGCTTCCCGCCACTCTTCCAGCAGGCACAACCCAAGCCTATACCTTCTGCTGGGGGATGAACGTCAAACCATGAAAAAACTCCTTCTCACCCTCATGCTTGCTGGCTGCGCGGTGTTCGCGTGGCCTCCGATCCCCTACGCTCCGACAGTGCGGCTCTCCTGGGACATGGACAGCTACTCCGGAGTGGCCGGTTATATTCTATACTGGTCCACGAACAGCTTCTATATCGGGACCAATCCGGTAGTCGTGCCAGCGCCGGGCTTCCAAAGCACGAACACCGGGGCCGCAACGAACATCACTCTCAGCGGGCTCGCCGTGGGGCAGACCTACTTCTTCGTCGTTACGGCCGTGAACACGAACGGCTTTGAAAGTTTGCCGTCCAACGAAGGGGCTGTGACGATTCCCACGCACCCAAGATTGAGATTTTACTGACCGGGAAACCTCTGCTTCACAAATGCAGTGAACTCGAAAAACATGACTCGACTTCTGACTTCAATCGCCGGGGGCCTGCTGGGATTAGGGGCCATGCTTCTCGGTGATTCGGGCAACATCGTTACCGGGGAGACCCATCTCAAGCTTGGGGAAGTAGTCGGAGTGGTGACCACCTTCGTTGTCTGCACGGCTTGGGTTGTAACCCGCTTTGTGAAGCTACAGGACGCGATGGCTGAACATGCGGCTGCGATTGACCGCATGAGCAAACAGATGGAAAGCCTGTATTGCGTGCGCCATCCTGACACCCAATGCCCGAAGGAAAAAACGGAGGTAATACGATGAATTCGATTATCCGATGGTTTCCAGTCTGGGGCCGCGCGGCCTGTTATTTCGTGATCGGCTTCATCGCTCCGATGCTGGACCAGATTTCCGATATTCTCAGCAAGGACCACTGGCCCACTCCGCAAAGGTGGACACTGGCCATCCTGGGGGCCGCCATCGGCGCGAGCAATGCCCTTCGGGCCTATTTCGACGGGAGCGTGAAACGGCACGCGGACGCCCTCGCCGAACAAGACAAAACCGCGGGCCAAACTGTGGAGGCAAAATAATGCACTATAAAAACGGTAGAGAAGCTAAGATTGGGGACCTTGTCGTGTTCAAAACCAGCAATGTCATACGAACGGGAATTGTCGTGAATGCAACTGCCGAATCGGACACTTGCAACTTGCAGATCACTCCACTATGTGAGACCCTGTATTATTCCACAGCATCGGAGTGTCTGCACGCCGATGATGCGTTGGGCTGGGACAAAAATGGGGAAACCAAATAACGGAGGCAAAATGAAATTCAAGTTACTGGTAACATGGGGGATGGTGGTGAACCTAGGCGCGATCGCGGCTCTGGCGTTATGCGCCGGGTGCGCGACAGGTAATCAGGCTGTCCCATCGAGCCGGATCAAATGGGATCAGGCCAAGGGCACGGTTGACCTGACGCTCCCGAAGAATGAGAGCATTTCCGCGCTCAAGGTGACGCGGGATACGAATGGCAATGTGACGGTGAGCCTCGAGGGGTTAAACTCGTTGAACGACCCGAACGTCGTGAACGCTGGATATTCCGGCCAGCAGATTCAACAAGCGCAGGCTTTCAACTTCGGGCTGCTCCTGGGCCAGATGGGCGCGAATGGGGCGCTGAAAGCATTCGGGCTGCCCGGGAGCGTCTCCACGCCGCTCCTAAACGTCGGCACGAACGCCGGTGGACACTGAGCGCGCACCACGGGCACCGATTGACTGGCTGGGAGGTTTCCTGGTGGTCATCTGGTTCGCCTGGCTGGCGATGGTACTGGTGCACTAATTTCCCCGCCCGGTGGCGCCGCCTCCGTGCTGTGCCCTGTGCCTCCCGCCGGAGGCCCGGGCGGGGACTCTTGAAACCATACCAACCAGTTGACAGACATTCCCCATCACGAATTCCGTCGGCTCGCGCTCGCCCTGCTCCCATTTCTGGAGCGTTCGGACTGGCACCCCGAGCCGGGCTGCGGCTTGGGACTGGGAGAGCCCGGCGGCCTTGCGCAGCCGGACCAGCTCGGTGGAGAATTTCAAATGATCCTCCTGATCGCGTCCCGCACCAGCCAGAGCGCGCAATTTTCGACGGGTGCAGGGAGGCCCGCGTTTCGGTAATCGCTCGCTCGGACAGCCTCCTCTGCTTCTAGCTTGGACTCCGATTGCCGGAGCGCGCGGAGGATGATCTCCTGGTCCTCCCGGGAGATTTCAATCGAGTCCTGCCTGATTTCAATGGTCATTGATTTCCCCTTTCTTGTTGCGGCGCGCAACGCTTTCATTTCGGCCGCCGGGTCCGCCATGCCCGCGCAGGCATTGACGCATGAGACAATGCGCTCCTGATCCATGGGCGTACTGACGTTGCAAACGATGGGGCTTGTGCAGCCCGCCCCATCTCGCTTGCCCCGTACAACCCAGGCACCCAAGTATGCGTCGGGCGATTCGCCTTTGTGCCACGGTTCCGGCGTATGAATGGTTTTCATTTTTCCTTTGGGTTGTGGGCCGGTTGCCCGGCTGGGTTTGGGTTGTGGCGTTAACCTTGGACGGGAGCTTCAAGAATCGCGAGGACTTCATCGCGAGTCGCGTCCCAGAGATTCATCTCGTTGACGAAAGCCAACCCGGAAGAATATCCGGCCGCTTCCGCTTTCGCGAATACCGCTTGAATTTCGGCGTCGCCCATTTCGTAAACTTTGATTTGATTCTGTTTCATATTTTCCTTTCGTTGCCCGGGCCGAAGCCCGGGCGGGGGGATTAGGCAACCCGCGTCACCGTCGCGAACGACTCGCCGTGCCGTGGGTGATAACCCCGGACAGCCCGATGCGACTGCCCGACATCCAGCCGTCCAATGGCGGCGAGGTCGTCCGCCCGACGTTGCCACTGGCTCCTTGCCAGGGCAGTTGCCCAATAGGCTCGCTCCGGCTGACCGCCGGGAGGGAATGAGCACCAATGCCCACCCCCGAACTCGACGACCACCTGGCCGGATTGAGCCGCTTCTGCGGCCGCAGAACCTAATTGATCAATTTGCATTCTTCCTTTCCGCCCTCTCGGGCTTTTTATTTTGGCCGGGCCGAAGCCCGGCCGGGTTGGGGTTGTGGGGAAATCTGTGAGTGGGGAGGATTCTATCCACTGCGTCTGGCCGGGGTTATCGCGCTACCCGGTTACCCGCGCCGGCCTTTCACCGTCCCCACTCAAAAGTCACAGTTCAGGGGCGATCCACGCGTGCCGCTCCGGACTGCATCCCTCCCACGGGTCTGGGAGATCCGCATCCGCATGTCGCTGGTGGGAGACATCTCCCGCGGCAACCCGCGCCGCCGCCGCCTCCGTCGCCGCCGCCGCCTCCGTCGCGTTCATATTCATGTTCTCTTTCATGGTTTGACTATACCTCATTGGGGTATGTTTGCAAGGTCCGGCTCAGGCACGTACTCGAGCTGAGAGGCCCGGGCTTGCGTCTGCTATGCTGACCCTCTCCGGCGTTTTGGACGCGTCTCAGGCCGCGCTGGTGGCCAATCCTCAGCCATTTCGAGCACAGTCCGCCCCGTGAACTCCGTGGGGCCGTTCCCCAATTCCCACCCTTGCAATGTCCGCACGGACACGGAGAGCCGCCGGGCTGCGCCAGCCTGGGACAGCCCGGCGCGCGCCCGAAGGGCTTTGAGCTGACGGGCGATGTTCAAATGATCCTCCCGATTGCAGCTTCGACAGCCGCCCGTGCTCCCATTGCCGCCTTGACATCCGGGCTGAATTCCGGGAGCAAATGGGGAGCCCGCTGTGCGAGCGTCTCCATTACAAGATCGGTGAGATTGCATAGCCGCTCCGCAACCCGAAGCGCGTGGAGGATGACCGCCCTGTCCTGCTCGGACAGGACGAGCTCGGTTTGAACGGGGATGGTCACAGCCCACCCCCGAAGGAGAAGACGGTCTCCCGGCCGTCCGGGCCTTCGACCGTCATTTCGGCCGGTTGCTCATCGATGTGAGCGGTGAGAATTTCGCGAAGCTTGGGCTCCGCAATTTCGGCCGCAAAGACCGGATTTGCGGCCTCGACCGTGACGGTCGCCATTGATGCGTGGACTTGGTATTTCATTTTTCCTTTCGTGCCCGGGCCGAAGCCCGGGCGGGTTTGGGTTTGCGGTTGGCTGGATTTACCTCGCCGCTACCAGACAAATGTCCAGGCTGTCCAGGCTCGGACGCCGGGCACTGACCCGCAACAACCCGGCGACCGGCCGCACGGATTCGGTCTTCCGAATCCACATCCCGCCCTGCTCGCGCGGGACCAAAACGGTCCCATCGTTGCCGAGGTACACCGTGGTCCCGGCCGGCAGGAGCGTGTGGCGCCACCCCTCGATTATCTCGAGGGGCTCCGCCGTCTGCGCCCACACTGAGACGCCGCCCTCCATTTCGCCCCGCCATCCGTTTTCGCGGATGGCATCAACGGCCACCATGGCCGTCGTGCTGCTTCCCTCTCCGTGGTGATTAATCTGGATGGTTTTCATTTTTCCTTTCGTGCCCGGGCCGAAGCCCGGGCGGGTTTCCGCCCTCTCGGGCTTTCCCCCTCTGCATTTTCCCGGGCTTGGGACCGGCCGGAGCGCGTTTGCGTTCCGGGCTGCATTACCCCGCACAGGTTCACTGCTCCTCCGGGTTTGCGCATTGTGTTGCGCTCCCGGGCCGGTTCCACATCCGGCTCTCGCAGTGTGCGAGCACATCGAGTCGAGAGATTTAGGTGAGTCGCTCAAGGTTGACCTCACCGCCGGTTGGCTTCGGGTTCCCTTCAACCCTTTTCCTTCCGACGCAACCACTATACGCTTTTCGCGTATGATGTCCACAAATATCTTCAACTATTTTTACATCGGTTTGGGCCAATGTTTACGCGGGTTTCGTGCATTGTATATCAATCACATCATCGGAGCGCGCGGAGAAAAATCGGGAAATTCATGAGGGCGGCCGGATTTACCGTATTTTGCTTTTGCCAGAGCAAAAATGGTAAACAAAAAAAATTTGACGGATGATAGCATTTGCTATACCAGTCACGTCATGCGGAAAAAGAAGTCGAAACAGAAAAGCTACCGGATGGATGCCGGGATCGCGGAAAAACTCCGCAAGCACGCTCAAGCAAGCCTCGTGCCAGAAGTCAGGCTGGTAGAAAAAGCGGTGAAGGAATTGCTGGAAAAGGATGCCGCATGAAACCCCTTTCCCCTCGCTCCGAGGGGCTATAACCAAAAACCCATGAAAGCAAAACCATACGTCATCGTCCGCACCTACTCAGCCGGCGTGTTCGCCGGTCATCTGGAATCGAAAAGCGGCAAGGAAGTCACGCTCACCGACGCGCGCCGCATCTGGTATTGGGCCGGTGCCGCGTCCCTCTCCGAGCTCGCGATGGAGGGAACATCCGCGCCCGAGAACTGCAAATTCCCCTGCGCGGTTAATCGCGTGGTGCTCACGGAAGCCATTGAGATTCTGAGCGCGAGCGACCGCGCGAAGAAATCAATTAAGGGAGTTGCCGTATGGACGTGCAGGTCGTAAATGGCTCCGGCTCCGGCTCCGGCTACAGCGACGGCTACGGCTACGGCTTCGGCTCCGGCTACGGCTCCGGCTACAGCGACGGCTACGGCTACGGCTTCGGCGACGGCTCCGGCGACGGCTCCGGCGACGGCTCCGGCTACGGCTCCGGCGACGGCTCCGGCTACGGCTACGGCTCCGGCTCCGGCTACAGCGACGGCTACGGCTCCGGCGACGGCTCCGGCTACGGCTACGGCTCCGGCTCCGGCTACAGCGACGGCTACGGCTCCGGCTACAGCGACGGCTACGGCTACGGCTCCGGCTCCGGCTACAGCGACGGCTCCGGCTCCGGCTCCGGCTACGGCTACAGCGACGGCTACGGCTACGGCGACGGGAAAGGTTAAACATGAAGCCCTCCCCCACCGTCATCCCCACCGCCCTTCACCCCCTTGGCCTCCAGCACCTGGACTCAGCCTGGAGCCAGTTATCCAGCGCCACCATTGCGCTCGCCAAAGCCTCGGAGGAGTTGGCCACCGCTTACATGATCTGCAACAAAGCCTGGAACAAGATCGTCGCCACCAGGGAATACCTCAACCGCGCCGGTCACCCGGATCTGGCCATGGAAGCGGATGCCATTTCGGTCGCCGTGAATGTGCTGCTGGTTCACATCAGCAGTCGGAGGGGGCTGTGATTCCCTACTTCTCAGCCTATGAATTTCGCAAAACCCAATCCCCTGACGTGCGCGAATAGATCGGACGCAGGGGAAGAACCAATTTTGCCCGTGCCTGTGCTGGCCGAGCCGATTAAACGGGAAGCCCGAAAGAGCACTATTAGCGCCTGCCGCGCGCGCGAGGGGCGTTTTGATGGTTCAAGCCCATCCTCGCAGCAGTTCCGGCCTGGAGCCCTGAGCGAAAACGGCACTTTCGGGGCGGGCAATTCATTTCCTTGGCTGGCCGTCGCGCTGGCCGAGGCTCAGAACGCAATGGAGGAAAAATGCTTACAGGTTTTATCGTCGGAGTTGTTTTCACAGCAGGATGGGTGTGGTTGCTCACGCTGGCAAAGCGCGCCCATCAGGCTCCCACAGACCCGGAGCGAAACTTGCGAATGAGAAACGCGGAGGAATTGCTCTCTTGCCAGCGTGGACAGGAGAACACCCGCAAGCCGAACCATGAATTTTGGTGGGTGCGGAACCCATCGCGAAATTACCATACCCAAAATGAAAGTCAGGACATTGCTGCAAGTCCCCGCAACGCAGCGTGTGATGTGCCTGATTCCCAAAGGACTGGGAGCAAAGACCCGACGGCCTATAAGCCACTGATGCGAACGCCGCGCTCTCGGGCGCTGGAATTACGTTGCGGGGACACTTTGCGGTAATCAATCCGCCGAGACGCCGAGCGGCCCCGGTGGGGAAGAGGGGCCAAACTTAAAATAACCCAACCTATGCCAACCTACAAACGGTGCGGACCCGAAGTGCAAGAGATGGCCGATGACATCATGCGCGAATACCCAGACCATCAACCGCTAATCGACGCCGAACTGAAAATTGATTTCCTGTTCGCCGAGCCCGAGTACAATGAGAATGGGGAGCCCGCGTCTGATGCCATCACACACCATGGGTGCAAGGCTCTCGGACTGACGCGGAAAATGAGCCTAAAGGATCGTGCGGCAGGCCGCGGCGATGTGGAGATTTTGCTCGATGGTTACTGGTGGCGAACCGTCGATGATCCGGAACGCGCCGCACTGCTCGACCACGAGCTGCACCACATCGCCGTCACGCCGGGCAAGACGGATAATCTTCGGCGCCCCATCGTCAAGTTGCGAAAGCACGACGTGGACATTGGATGGTTCGCGCTGATCGCCCACCGGCACGGCGAAGCGAGCCAGGAGCGGAAGCAGGCGCGCAGCATCATGGAGAGTCACGGCCAGTTCTTCTGGCCGCAGATCACGGGAACGGACAAAATCGAAGAGGCTGCCAGAGCCGCCAGGGGAAACACCGTCACCATCCGCACGGCCGCCGGGGAAGGCCAGCCGATCCCCGAAGGGGACTGGAAGCGCGGTCTCGAAACGATCAAAAAATCGGCGCGCGCTCAGAATAGCGCGCTCG